AATACTTTTTTGTCCTTCTTCCAGTAAATTTAGGAGGTGAGCATTGTACTTTTGGTTTTATTTCAACTAAATAGGTGTGTATCTGGTCATGTTTATTTTTGACTTTTATTGTAAAGTCTATAAAGTATCGATGCAATCGGTTATCTACTGGCGATCTATAAGGCACAACTGTTTCTTCAGATCTCCATTTTAACACATGATTAGATCTATCGCACCAAGAAGCGAAACGAGTTTCCCAACTAGAACGCATAATAATGTTCGTTGGGTTTCCTTCGTACTTCTCGGGATTTAATGGGGTGTATTTTCTTTTGTGAAACATAACTAAATATATCCTATACAACTACTATTTAGGGGTCAAATATACATGTCATCAGCAAGGGGTGCATCATTAAAAAACGCTGGGTCGGTCACGCACTCACATCACAGTTCCACATCATCAACAACTACTACTCGTACAAGTCAAGCAGTAGTATCTGATGAGGATCTAAATGATGCAGTAGAAGAAACGAATAAGAGTCCTTCTTATGCAGTCACGCACTTATCATATCCAGAAGATATACTAAATGTCCCAGATTATGGTGGCAATTATGTTATGTTCTTTATTAATGAAAGGCAAGAATCTAAGATAGCACAAGACACATCAAGAGTACTTGAGGATGTAGATCCAGGTGTTGGTCGTGCTATTAATGGTGCTGGCTTCAGTAATTTTGCTGCCATAGGAAGTAGTTTCCTAACAGGAGCAGGTGCTGGTGCTTTACTTGGTGGATTATTTTCAGGTGCTGCTGGTGGGATTTCAAAAGGTGCTGCTTCACTTGGAGCAGCAGGTGCTGTATCAACAGGAGCATTAGGAAACTTTGACAGTTTAAATCCTTCAGCACTCGGTAAGAAGTTTTCCAAACCACTAAAAAGAATGAAGCATGCTATCGCTTTACACATGCCTAACAACTTTGCTATTCGTTCTGGTGCTCAGTATGAAGAAGCAGAAACATTTATGACTCAAGCATTTATGCAAGGTGCTGATGTACTTGCTGCAGGTGCAACTGACTTGGTAAAAAACTTGTCAAGTAAAAAACCTGCATCAGAATCTATAGCAGGTCTAGTAAATGATTTAACAGCAGGATCTGCTGGTGTTGCTCAAGCAGCAGCATTACAAAATATTCCAGGAAGTGAAGCAATACAAGCCATGGCAGGTGTTGCTCCTAACCCGAAAAAAGAACAAATATTCAAGAACATGGACTTTCGTACCTTTCAGTATGACTACCAGTTCTTCCCTCGCTCTGGCGAAGAGTCAAACAATATACGAAATATTGTAAACACATTTAAATATCACATGCATCCTGAGTTTAAAGATGATGATGGTTTCTTATACCTATATCCAGGAGAGTTTGAGATATTCTACTATATTGGTGACTCTATAAACCCATATATACACAAACATACATCAGCTGTATTAAAAGAAGTGAATGTAAACTATACACCACAGGGTCAGTTTACTTCGTTCGATAATGGAGCTCCTACACAAATTAACATGACATTATCCTTTCAAGAACTATCTATCCTTACTAAAGGGCATCTTGGGGCGATGGGTGAAACTCCTCCAAAAGAGCAAACCCCAGCAGATGGTGTTGAACCAGATATGAGTCAATAATGGCTGATACATATTTCAAAAAATTCAACGAGATATACTACATTACACGAGAAGGTAATGAAGAGAAGCTCAAAGTACTTACTGATATCACAACCAATGTAAGACTTAGAAAACAAATACTACAAAACATAACTGCTTATGAGTTTTATGACATAAAGCAGTATGAAACAATCGAAAACTTAGCTGAGAGACTTTATGGGGATCCTAATTTACACTGGATCCTTATGCTCATCAATAATCGCTATGACTATGTAAATGACTTCCCACTGGAGCATGATGCTCTAACTGCTATGATAACTGCTAACTATGCATCGCCTGATAATCTCAAATGGTATAAGAAAGATGCGTTGGTCGTTGATTCTTCAGTAGCAGGGTCGATTGGTCAAACACATCGTGAATATGAGATGGAAAGAAACGAAGCCAAGAGGAGAATAAAGATCGTCACTCCCACACTAGCTATGCAGATAGTGCGTGAGTTTAAAAAAATGGAAATATAGATTATGGCACAGGCAGGAGTCGCATTCGCTGGTGATGTAACAATTAATGCAATTGAGTTAGTCGCTGGTGGTTCAAAAATAGATATAAGAGAGCAGGTTCTAAGTATTGAGCTGTTCGAAGATATCTTTTCCCCATTCATCACAGGTAAAGTAGCAATTACTGATTCGCAAGATCTAATCAATCGTATGCCACTTATCGGTCAAGAACTGATACAGATAGATATACAAACACCTGAGATGGATAAAAGTAAATTCAAAGGTACATTCTACATATTCAAACTGACTGAGAGAATAAGTCTTGGTGATACTGAGACTGGGTATGTGCTTCACTTCATTAACAGTGATGCTGTGAAAGATAGAAACAACAGTATCGATGCTGCCAAAAAAGGTTTCTGTAGCAATATCATACAGGACTTGGTAGCTGAAGATGCACAAGGATTAAAGAGTACTAAGCAACTGAACATGACACCGACTGTAAATGGTACTCGCTTTATATGTAATGGTTGGTCGCCGACAAGAGCCATCGATTTCGTCACGGAACGAGCAATAAATAAAGAAGGACACGCTGACTATATCTTCTTTGAAAATAGAGATGGCTATAACTTCCTTGGCTTATCAGAACTGTACAATGGACCAGTGATACAAGAATTTATTGAAGATAACCAGTCACCTGATGGGTCAGATGCGGATGAGTCTTACAAAAGAATCAGTAAGATGTTTATGCATGAAGGATTTAATTTCTTTGAACGACTTCGACAGGGTGTGTTTATCAACAAACTGAGAAACTATGATATGACAACCAAAACCTATACCAAATCCAATTACAGCAGTTTGGCTCAGTTTAAAGAACGCAGTCATCTAAACAAATATCCACTGAGTACTCCTGATGTTATCGCCAACGAAAATGCATCCAGCTTTCAACTACTCACTCATGAGAATATGCATAAAGGTTTCGGTGATACATCGGTAGAGCGTTCACTCCTACAAAGAACATCAGCCATCGCCAATACTCGTGCTTTCGTACTGAATATCGAGGTTCCAGGCAGAATGGACTATACTGCTGGTCGAGTGGTGAATTTATCTACATTTAGAAAAGAAGCCACGGATAAGGATACTGATATGCTTGACCCCATGTTCTCAGGGAATTATCTCATTGGCAGTATCGGTCATGAAATCACTTCCAAAGCTCATACCTGCTCGATGGAGATCTTTAAAGACAGTATGCTAGTTGACCTAGCAAAACTGCGGGAGAGTGCTTAAAATGGCTAAAATGAGTCTTTATACAGGTGTTGTAGAGAATAGAAACGATCCTCTCAAGCTGGGTCGAGTCAAAGTAAGAGTCCACGGAGTACATAATACCGATATTGCTATACTGCCTACTGAAGATTTGCCGTGGGCGATCGTTATCCAGCCTACTTCCAGTGCTGGTATCTCTGGGGTCGGCTATAATCCTGGACTGGTTATCGGAAGTATTGTAGCAGTTTGTTTCACGGATCCAGATGAGCAAATGCCGATTGTACTCGGGAGTGTTCCTGGAGTACCGCAAGATCCAGTCGAAAAAGAGGGTCTCTCATATAAAAAGAACAGTAAAGCACTCGACTTCCTCAACAATATCACGGAGGGCGAAGATGGGGAACTCGTAGAGAGCTCGGCACCCGAAGGTTCTAGCAATAGCGAAACCACACTCGAAGAAGCTCGTCCAGTCACGGCACATAAGGTCTCAACAGAGGGACTCGAAGAGGTTAAGAAGAATTATCCATTCAGTTCAGCTCCATATAAAGACTCAGATGGCAAGTTTACTATCGGTCATGGACAACAGACATGGAAAGGCAGTCCAGTCACATTAACTTATCCAGGAGCAGTATCTGCAACTGAAGCTGCATCTGAGCTCGAAAGACATATCAACGCACCCAGCGAACTCAAAGGATTACTCGCAAAGAATATTCGTAAGCCAGTCACAAGCAGTATGTATGACGCATTGGCTTCATTCGCACATAATCTCACTCCTGAACAGCTTCGTACTGCATCTCCCATCGCACAATTAAACAGTGGTAAATTCGAATCTGCAGCCAATTTATTGGCAAATTATAGTAAAAAATCGGGAGATTTAACTGGTATTTTGAACACTCGACGAGCATCGGAAGCGACTAGTTTTCTTTCAAAAGGCATACCAACTAATCTCGGTATCAATAAGCTGAGTGACACCGCACTAAGTGTAGGTGATGCGAATATCGACGGCAGTGTGTTTACAGGCAAAGCTGGAAACCTTTTGCAGTATAAGGGTTTCGGACTGGCTACGCAAAAATACAGTTATCCCAAATATACTAATGAGAGTGACTTGAGTCGGCTGGTAAGAGCTGAAGAACTGGATAAGACCTCCGTGTATGTGAAGGAAGCGTCGCGATTTGTGGGGGTTCAAAAAGCAGTGTCTGCGTTGTTGTCTTCATCTGATGAAACAAATTCAAGCAGAGAGACTTGGGACACGACTGATGTGCCATATAATGCTGAGTATCCTTACAACAAGGTGCTACAATCAGAGACAGGTCACAGCATAGAACTCGACGATACTCCAGAAGCTGAGCGACTTTCGTTGTTCTCTGCTCCAGGATCCTTTCTTGAGTACGACCATAATGGGACACTCGTCGACCATGTAGTGGGCGATCGCTATATGCAGTCATCTAGGAATCTATACAGTATAGTGTCTGGAAACGAGACGCAGTATATAGGAGGGGATGCTAACCTGTATGTCAAGGCTGGTTCCACTGTCAATATCGAAGGCGAATGTAATGTGATAGTCAACAATAATGTAAACTTGACTATTGCGGGAAATTATAGTACCATAGTAAAAGGCAATTACAATCTCGATGTGGTTGGAGACAAGTTTGAGCGAGTGGCTGGCAACAGCGATATCGAAATCAATGGCAACGAGACCTTTAATGTAAATGGCTCAGGCATACACATTCGCAGAGGGTCGTATAGCGAGCACTTTGGAGGAAACTTCAGTCGCTGTGTCGATGGAACCACTGGCTACTACCTAACTGGGACTGCGGATTACTACTTTGGAGCTGGTCTGGTGGAGCAAATCACTGGACAGAGGTCTTCGTACAGTAGTGGGAACACACATATTGATGGTGCACAAGTTCGATTTAACGATCCGAAGAATATTGCATCAGAACAACTACCCAAAACCCTACCTGAGACACCTCCTTTACCAGAGACACCAATAGAACTACTCACTCCAGAGATCCCTGCATTGCCAGAGCTCGAGGTAAACAGTCGTTCTGCCAGATATACCAATAACTTCGAGTCTCTGGACGAAGGCGATGGTACAGCCTATCGAACTATATTAATCAATAGAGGTATATACCGAGAAGAAAATCTAGACTTAGGCGAGGTGTCAGCTACTGCAACGCCAACTGTCAACCCTACTGCCAGCAAGTACATATACACCGACAAGATTATCGACAACATGCAGGAGTTCCCCACTGAGCTCCAACTGTCGTCTCGCTTCCAGCTATCAGCTTTCACCAAGGGTGGAGTGCGAGTGCTAAGGCGAGGTCGTATCAGCAAGCAACAGATAGTGAAGAATCTCAAGGCATTGGCAGAAGCAGTGTGTGAGCCAACCTATACACTGTATCCCAACATGCAGATACTGGCTGGGTATAGGAATAGAGATGACATCGAGGACAGTAGCAACAAGAACTTGCATTATCTAGGACAAGCAGTTGATATAAGATTTGATGGCTACACTCGAGAAGAAACCTACAACGCAGCACAAGAGTTAGTGTCGAATCTGCCACATGGCTTCGATACACTGGTACTTAACTACAATGGCAAGAAGTCATGTTGGATACATTTATCATTTAGACTTACAGGAAACAGAGAAGCCATCGCAACATATAGAGACCACATCAAGATGGGCGACAATCTACAGTACATACCAGAGAATGGCAGTGTGTCTGAGTCGAGTGGCTCGTCTCGCTTGGGTGCATCAACCGAAGACATAATCAGATGACCCCTATTATATTGACAGCACGAGACATCGATCGAAAAGAGTCGGCTTTATTCGGCTGCATATTTTTTAGAGCTGGAAGTCGCAACACTGGGAGTCGCACATGCCAATAAGTCAACCACACAACAAAAGAATATCCACATCAGTCAACTGGAAACACATACTGATATGTGGACTGCCAGGATCTGGCAAGACAACGCTGGCATCAGAGCTGGCATATTACTTTAAAGTACCACACTATAATGCTGACACACTTCGAGAGTATTATATGGACTGGGACTTTAGTTATGAAGGACGCATTACTCAGGCAAGTAGAATGGCTCGTATGCCTTTTGGTATATTGGATTTTGTTTGTCCTACAAATGCTCTGCGAGGAGTAGTCAATGCGGACTATGTTATATGGATGAACACAAAGGAGTCTTCGAAGTACGAGGACACAAATAAACTGTGGCAGGATCCAGCCACTTACGATATTGAGGTATTACAATGGATAGAGCAAAACCAACTACGCAACTCCTTGGCAGGTTTCAACCCTGGCATGATGGGCATACAGAGTTATTTAAACGAGCACTTTCCAAAACTGGTCAAGTCGTAATATTATTACGAGAGTCTGATGGGACTGAGTCTAATCCATTAGGGATAAAGGATAGGATCGCTCGGCTACGAGGAGCACTTAGTTTGGCTGGGTATAAGTATGGTCGAGAATACGAGGTCATACCTGTGCCGAATATAGTACATATTACTTATGGTCGAGATGTAGGGTATAAGATCGAGGAAGAAGTATTAGACGCAGAGACGCAGGCAATTAGTGCAACTAAGATACGAGAACAATGGAGTAAAATATGAGCGAGTTTAGATTGAGCACCTTTAATAAGGTTAAGAGTCACTGGGCAAATCAACTAGGCAAGCCAGGAGATGTAAGTACAGAGGATATGGAAAAGTTGATTGCTTTTTGGGAATCTGCTGATTATACGAAGGAGGGTAATCAATATCATAAGGAATGCCCAGAAAGTTATCGAGATGAATTTGTTGCTTGGCTACGAGAGGAATATTTATGAGAGGTCGCTTTGAAGTTATTACAGCTGAGAATCCGAAAGAGGTTAAGATCTTTGCGGACTACGATGATATTCCGAATAACATTATAGAGATTATATTATTTAAACCCAGCGAGGAAGATGACGAGGGCAATCACAATCACGAGTACCTTGCCACCTTCCCGAGAAAACTAGAGGAATTAAAACTACGATGCCAGCAGTCACAAGAATAGGCGACGCAGATGTCACGCACTGCTCGGGAATGGAACGAGCACAGGGTAGCAGTGATGTCACAGCCAATGGTCAGGGTATTAGTAGAGAGGGCGATTTAAATACTGACCATCTACTTCCTGGATCTCCATGCCCAAGCCATAGTGTAGGCATTCAGTCTGGTGACCCAACTGTATTTGCGAATAAGAAAAGAATAGGACGAGTGGGCGATCCGACATGCACGCAAGTAGCCGAAGGCAGTCCGAATGTGTTTAGTAGTGGTGGTGGTGAAACAGCTGGAGTAGATACGAATCTACCAATCGGTGGAGTTATCTTTAATTACATACTCACGAGTTCAGTTGGTAATACTTGTAACGAGGGCGATGTTGCTACGATTACATTAGCTACTCAGAATCTAGCAGTGGGTACGAATGTACCTTATATCGTCACAGGTATTACGAATGCTGATATAGTACAGGCTGAGAGTTCTCCTCTAACTGGAAACTTTGTAGTTGGCTCTCAGGATACGAAAGCATTTAAGTTTGCGAATGACCAAGTCACAGAGGGCACAGAAAACTTTACTATTAAAGTGACAACGCAAACTCCATTCTTAGGCAACGATACCCTTAGCATTGCTGTGGCTGATACTTCTAACAACCCAGTCTTTAGTTTGGTGGGTACTACTACTTTGACACCACAGGAAAATACTGTAGGCAACTTTAAGCTGACTGTCGGCTCTGGTATTATTGGCGATACTTATCCCTTTACTATATCAGCAGGGCAAGGCAACTTTGATGAAATAGATTTAGATTACATAGCTGACCATAATGGTGTACAGACAACAATTAATCAGATTCCCTTTACTTCTAACTTTACTCTAAGAGATTTAGGAGGAGGAATAGCAGGTGATGCTTTTGATTTTAAAATAGCTGATGACTTCTCAAGAATAGAAGGTAGTGAAGTTATGACTGTAGCAGTATCAGATGCAGGAAGTGTAGTGGCAACTCTTAACTTTACTTTAGCAGATTCGTCACTTAAATCGGAAAGTGCTTTAGTATATTCAAGGAATGTAATGCCAGCAGGAACTTATGGATTTGAAGATGTATCATTAAGTAATGGTGACCGAGCCAACGATCCTACTTATCCAAATGGTTATACTTCTAGCAATCTAGCCACTTACCCTTATGCCTATGCTGGTACTTATGGCGACTTGCCTATGGGTTCTACAGTCACAGGTTCCATAGGAAGCAACCAATCATTTAGATTAAATGGAATGAATCTAGTTTATGTAGAGGGTATGGGTTATGTATTTGGATTTATTTCCGAGGAGATTAATAACTTAGTTGGTGCTAGTAATACTGTGGACTTACACTATAACCACGAAAGGCAGATGATAGTAAACCAACTGAATACTGATAAACCAAACTTACAAGATAGTCAAGCAAGTCCTAATCATCAGTTTGATACTTTCAACTATAACACAGTGGCAACAGCTACCTTTCAAACTGCAAACTATCCAAATAATTCTACATCTTCTGCATCTGGGATATCACAAGTTGCTTTCCCACATGATTATAGTACAACTCCTGCTACTGACTATTCATATCAATCTGCGACTGGTCCTTACCATTTATATGGAGCATATACTACAACTCCAGCAGTAAGTGGTGACGAAAACTTTAGCACCTATGGAAACAGACAACATATAAATGGACAACCTCGTGCCAGCAACTGTGGTTCTATCTGGCATATCTGGTTCTTCCGAGCAAAACTATCAAACGGAAATCCTGACTTACGACCAGCCCAAACAAAAGACTTTACTTACTTTGGTTGGAATCCAAATGTAAATTCCTTTCGCTTTAGAACAACAGCATTCTTCAACCACGATGTAAACTGGGGATCTCTCTGGGCACAAAATGATATTGGACCTGATGGTCAAGGAGATGGTGGTATAGATTTACAAACAGACTCACGAGTGACATTTGATACAGGAGTTGACCAAACTCTAGGTGGCTATGT